GAGGAAACGGCTGCTTACCTGCGAGATTTGACGGAAGACGACGTTTATTCCCGACTACAGCGAGTGCAGGAATTTCCTGACCACATTAACGGACTGGAGTCGAGGTTTAATGGAAATTTTGCACAGATGCAGGAGAGGTTAACGGGATTAGAAAAATCCCTTGGGTCAAGGACTGCCTTTGATAGTAGTAAGCTGCAAAAGGTTTTGCAGGATTACGACCCAAAGCTGGCGGAGGTTTTAATTCCAGCGCTTGCTGAGGCAATTAATGTCTCTCCGCTTGATGAAAACACTCTCCGCCCGCACCTTGATCCAATTTCAGCTAAGCTAACGGAGGCGTTTGGGCAGCAATTGGTGCTGTCACAATATCCTCCTGAGGTACTGGAAGAAATAATCCCACCGATTAAAGGCGGAAAGTTTGTGCCAGAGGGAGAGCGGCACAAGAATTTTATCGAATGGTATTCCCAACAGGGCTACCAAACCCAACAGTCTTTATTGACTTTTGGCGCTCCTTACGTCAACGCACTTCGCAAGTTCGAGGCGTGGGAGCAGAGCAAAAAACAGGACAAGGCGAGAAGTGCTGGTAATAAGACTAATCGCTTGGCTCAGGGGCAAATCCCGACAAGCCAGACTCGACGTACTGGAGCAGCGGCAACGCCACAAGATGCGTTTCTGGCTGCGTTTGAAGAAATTGCCTCAGAGAGTAAATAAACATGGCCGGTCAATTATACGCAACGCAAGCTGGGCGTACTGAGAAGTACAAGGGACGAATCCTGGCGAAAGCCCAGAAAAAGGAAATGCTTACCAAATTGGGTTCGATGGAGCCGTTTCCGCAGAATGTTTCGCAAACTATCGAGTGGATGCGGTTTTTGCCTTATGGCGGCGTCGATAATGAGTGGATGGCGGCGGGCGGAGATACTGCGTTTATTAACAAGCACCTGATCCAAGAGGGTGTTACTCCTTCGCCGGACTCGATTTCGTGGACGACGTTTTCAACTACGCTGCAAGAGATTGGTTGCTTGTATTCGTACAGCAACCGGCTGCGGTACTTGCACGAAGAGGGTGTGGAAATTCCTCGGGAGATGGAAGACCAAGCTGCGGCCAGGTTGGCGTTGTGCCGTGAGATGATGGTCTATGGTGAATTGAAATCCTGCACTAACCTGTTTTATGGTGGAACTGGTACTTCTGTTGGTACGGTAAACGGCCCGCCGACCAAGGTAATGTTTCAGAATATTTCCCGTGCGCTATTGGGAAAACATGCTACTACCGTAAACCAAATGCTGAAGTCTGGCCCGATGTACGGTATGCAATCTGTTAATGCCTCGTGGCCGGTTTACTGCCATACGGACATGGAAAAGACCTTTGAGAACATTAGCGGGTTTACCAAGGTGCAGGATTATGGTAGTAATGCGCTGCTGGACCCGGAGTTTGAAATTGGCGCTCTTGGGCGATTTCGGATTATTATTAATCCGCTTTTGACGTACCAGCCCGGAGCTGGTGCAGCGGTTGGTAGTGCTGTTGTTGGATTTACTCCGAAGGGTGGAACCAATATCGATGTGTACCCGCTAATTATCATCGGGCGCGGCATGGGTGGTGGTGACGCGTTTGGGCAGGTTCCGCTACGCGGATTTGATAGTGTTAAAGCGGATCACTTCCCGCCCAGCGAGCGTTCCAAGATTGATCCACTGGGACAACGGGGTTATGTTGCAGCCTGTACGTGGCAAGCACAAGCAGTTTTGAATGACGCTTGGATGGCAGTTGCTTACGTCGGCACCGAGGCGTAATATCTGCAGGGGACTTCAAGGCATAGTTTTCAAGGCTGTGCCTTGCTTTTTACTCGATTAAAAGGTAATTTATAATGGCTAATTTGCTTAATCTTGCCAAATACAGCGACATTCAAGAGTGCCGTAAGTATGCTTATGGTACTCGCTCTGGCGTTCGCACGGCTGCTAACTTTACGATTAATTTGGGTTTTCGCCCGAACAAAATCGTTGTTGCTAACCTGACTACCCGCTCCAAAGCCGAGTATTATGTCGATCCGGTTCGAGTGACTGGAACTGATACCAAGGGACTGGACGCCGGAACTAATGCTAAAGGACTGCTAACGGTGGCTGCAGGTACTATGACTTACGCTGCGACGGGTATTGCCCTTACCGCAGACGGGATGGGCTTTACTGTTACTGTTGCTACGGCTTCGCTTGAGACGAACGATTGCGATACGGTTTGGGAAGCCTTTGGGTAAAGATATAAGTGCGTGCTTGCAATAATGCGGGTACGCACTAACTTTTGGCAATACGAAACTACTTTTCGATTTCGTCCATACAAATACTTAAAAAGAGATACTAATGTCCACCTACACGAAAAAAGTTGAAGACACAGACCCTCGACAAACGGGTAAGTATGAGCAACCAGAGGCAGACTCGCTTGTCTCTCCGGTCCAAGTTGTAACGAACGATTGCGATAAATATACTGCGGACCTGGCTTTTATGCATGAGCCAGTTGAGGTAATGGTACTACCTAATCATGATAAGCATGATACAACTAGGTTAGTTGACATATCAGTTAACGGAACAAGCTATTACCTGTTGCGTGGAGAATCGAAGGTTGTTCCCCGATTTGTATTGGAGATTCTTGTTAAGTCTAAAAAGGAAAGTTGGCAATTTGGGTATCGTAAAGCACCTGATGGTAGTACGTTTGAAACGTCCAACTCGTATAATGTGTTGCGTTATCCGCACCATTATAGAGATAAAAACCCCGCCGGTCAGGCGTGGTATGACTCAATTAAAGATACACGGAACTAACCAGTTATGACCGCCTTGGAGATGATTACTAAATTGCGGATTGCAATGGGTGATGACGTTGAGCCCTATGCTGTTCCGAGTAATACTATTTTCCAATGGCTGTCAGATGCTTATTTGCGAATCCAAATCGAGTTTGACCAATGGAAGTTTCTACACCAGCGGGGGCTGATATTTACCACTACCGCCGGCGTAGCTGAGTATAACACGTTTAACATCAGGGAAATTAAGGGCAGCTCCGTGTTTTGCAAGAAATCAACGGAGCTGGCTCGTTACCCAATGTGTTTATATAGTTACGATGATTGGGTTAGAGAAGAACAGGTAAACGCGCAGTCCTCTGGCCACCCGCTTTATCTTATATTACTCCCAAACGGCAATTATCGTGTAGAGCCTGATCCCACAGAGGCTTGGGAAATTTGGGGCGATATTTGGTACAACCCGATGGGTTTTACGGATTTGCAAGACTCACCAATATGGGACGAGACTTTTCACGATTTGGTGGTTTGGGAAGCGTTAAAGCTTGCTGCGTTAGAATGGCCTGATAATAAAAAAGCAGCAAGAATGCAAGCAAATTTAACAGTTAATTTGCCCTCGATGCGGAGGGCTTTTAACTATCGGTATTTGGAAACGAAAGGCAGTGCAGGGCCATTGATGTGACTACGCAAGAGCTAATTGCTGCTGTTCGTGCCAGAATAGACGAGCAAGCTGACGTTTCGCTAATACCAACTGCGCTAATACTGGAACAGGCTTCGCTGGCACAAACAGAGTTTGCTCGCAGCACGCTGGCGCTTTATGACGTTTCTACTGCAACCGTAGCGGCGAATGATAGATGGTTGGCGTTGCCAAGTAACCTCTTTGTGTTAAAGACTGTTATTTTTAACGGGAAGCAATTGCGCCCAATTTCGGCGAGCGAGTTAGACTTTGGATATTATTCTCTTGCAAACTCCACGTCATTAACGAGTGAGAATACTAATCGGTTTGGTGCGTGGCGAGAGGCAACGGGTACTCCAAAGTTTGTAGTAAATGACATGCACGCCAGCCAAGTAAGGTTTGTTCCATATCCGTCTGTTAGTGGCGAAGTTAGTATAGAGGGTTATATTGTACCTCCAGATTTGTTTTTTGAAGAATCTGGCGCTAATCCTGAACTTACTGTTAATCCCCAAATTCCCGAGGTTTATCACGAAGTATTGCTGGCGGGGACGTTGTTAAGGCTATTTATGTTGCTGGATATAGACGTTTATAACCAGGGCAAAGCCCAGCTATATAATGCACAGTGGATACAGGGTATTCAAGACGCACAAAACAATCTTCGCACCAGCTTACGCAGGCAAATTAGAATAATGGATTTGCCAATGGGATTTGCTTACGATTCAAGTGCAGTACAACTTAATGGCGCACAGCCAACTAAAGTGGCGCAATAATGAATATAAAGCTTTTATTAGACTTAATTGCTAAATACGAGTCAGAAAGTGCAATAGTTACGCAAGGTGTGAAAAGTGGTTATGACGTAGTGGTTAATCAGGCTTTTAAGTGGACCCCTCCGGATAAACCAATTACCACTATGACTATTAATGAGGTTTTGGATTGGCAGCTTAACGCCATTAAGGTGTATAAAATAAAAACTCGCACCCAAACTGGTTATAGTGCTGTAGGGCGGTATCAGATTGTATATCGTACACTAAAGGATTTAATTGGAGTGGCAGATTTAAAAAGGATTTTCAATGAGGAAACACAGGATGAATTAGCTTATACGCTATTGCGGCGAAGGGGTTTAGCGTCGTGGATTGCGGGTAAGATGAGTGACGATAGGTTTGCAGATGCGCTTTCACAGGAATGGGCAAGTTTACCCTTTAATACGGGGTATTCGTATTATGCACAAGATAAGCACGGAAATAAATCGTTTGTTACTCGTGATGAAGTAATGAAAGTTTTGAATGAAGCTCGTAATTCTACTGAGGTGTAACATGAAATTTAAGAGTCTTTTGGCGGGTGTTTTTCTGGCGATTTTGTCGGGCGGGAGTTATGCGGCTGCGCTAACCGATACTTATGAGAACAGCATCATCGATTGGCTATTGCGGGCGCAGACGCTTACGCCACCGGCTACGGGTTATATTGCTTTATTTACTACTTGCCCGACCGACTCGACGGCTGGAACTGAGGTTACTGGCGGCTCTTACGCCCGCGTGTCTGTCGCCGCGTCGCTGGCGAACTGGGCAGGCACGCAATCGGCTGGCAGCACTACCGCGTCGAGTGGCACAGGTGGCACTACTAGCAATAATAACGCGATCACGTTTCCTGCCGCGACTGCTGACTGGGGCACTGTTAACTGCTTTGGTTATATGAGTGCGTCTAGCAGTGGAACGCTGCTTTTTTACGCTTCGTTAACTGCCGCCCGTAGCATTACTAATGGTAGCACCGCAAGCTTTGCGGCTGCGGCTCTTACCTTCCAGATCGATAACTAAGGTGCTGATTATGAAGAACGTCATCGCCTTTATTCTGGGGCTGGCAATCTGTCTGCCCATCTTTGCTGCTAACTTGTCTGCCAGCGCAGGCAGCGGCGGTTCGTTCGTTATCGGGACATTGGCAGACGCCAACAACCCGGTGGAAATGGCACTCGCGCCGGAGTATACCCGGCTCGCAACAGTTCGGGCTCGTACTGCCAGTCGCTTGAGATACATTGCCAATTCCAAAGAGTCAAATGTTGATTCTATTAAGGCGGCAATTTTCGCAGCTATGCAAGTGCAGCAACTGGCTGACGAGGTTCGTAAAGAACTTGACGTACTTTCTACTCGTAAGCGGGTTGACATGAGTTTCTCAGCTTCGCTTGAGATGGCTCGTGTTACCCTGCGGCGGGCTGAGAGTATTTATGACTCGCAGTTGGGGAGTAAATAACATGACTATTGACCAAGCGTTGCAGTTGATTGCTGCATTAATACAGGCTGTGATTAAGGCAATTGAAACGGGCGAGCCAAATGTCGATTTGCTATCTGCGTTGCAATATGCCGACGATGCAGCTCGTGCCGATCTAGAGCAAGCTCTCGAAATTGCTAAAGAAGTTGTCGGCTAAGACAGCCATAGAGTAATTAACAATGCCAACTACCCACGTTATTGCAGACCTTGTTCGACAGATAACCACTACTACAGGGACAGGCACGCTGTCGATGGGATCAATTCCTGCTGGCTGCCAGGGGGTAGTGGCCGGTGTTGGGGATGGTAAGAAAGCCCGCTTTAAGTTAGCAGCTAGTGATGGTAGTTGGCAGGTATTCGAGGGTACTGTTACAGATGGATCTCCAGATACGGTAAGTCGAGATACGACTTATGCTAATAGCTTGGGAACTACTGCTAATATTTCGTTACCAGCCGGAACTCATACGCTTGATCTGGCGTTTGACGCAAAGTCAGGAAATGAAGTTACGCCACGCTTATTAACATCCGGTAATGGAGTTACACTAGCGGGAAATACATTAACGATTGACTGCATGGGCTCGTGTAGCGTATTTGCAATATTGTCGTTGACTGCGAATATTACCAGCGTTGTATTACAAAATGTGCCAGAGCGTTGCTCTTTGTATCTTGAGGTTACGCAGTCGGGCGGACCTTATACCTTTGCTCAGGCTGCTTGGCCGTCGGGTACGGTATTGGATGGTACTTATAATCTTTACACTGATTCAACCAAGAGCCGTTTCTGGTGGACAACCACCAATTCAGGGACGGCCTCGGTTTTAGAGTGTAATGCACCTAGTGTAGACTCGCTACCTAGAACTGCTGAGGTTGTCACTGTTACGGGTAATACAAGTATAGATAGTACTTATAACGGTAAAATAATCGATTGCAATAGCGGCTCATCTATCACATTGACGCTTGCAGATGCATTAACGGCTGGATTTCAGTGTTATGCCCTGCGAAGGGGTGCTGGAGCAGTTGCTTTTGCTCGCCAAACCAGTGGCACTTTAAACGGAGCAGCCTCTAATATTTCAATATCAGCACAATGGAGGGCAGCATTCGTGTTTGCCTATGGTACTGGCACCTTTGCCGTGGACGCCGGCTAATGATGCGCTGTGGCCGAGGGTCTAAAGCTGGAAATTTATCTTCAATATCACCATCAATAAGTCCATCATTGAGTGCCTCTATTTCGCCTAGTTTAAGTCCGTCAGCGTCGTTATCTCCGTCTTTGAGTCCTTCTATTTCGCCGTCGGTCTCGGCGTCAGTTTCACCGTCAGCTTCGTTGTCACCATCGAGATCGCCTTCATTGTCACCATCTATAAGCCCATCTATATCAGCGTCACTGTCTTCATCGGTAAGCCCGTCGGCTTCATTCTCGCCTTCTAGGTCTCCATCACTGAGCCCGTCTCTATCAGCTTCACTAAGTCCGTCATTAAGTGCGTCACTGTCTCCATCGTTATCATCATCGGTTAGCCCTTCTGCTTCTTTGTCACCCTCCAGATCACCTTCTATGTCGCCTTCGTTTAGCCCATCACTCTCGGCATCTTTGAGTCCGTCTATTAGCCCGTCAACAGCCGCTGGTGGGCCAAC